GCCTGAAAAAATTTTTCTGAGTCTGCGCGTGTTTTGGGCTCGCCAGCACCGCAGGGCTTTTCGGAGTGTCACAGTACCTTCCGGGCGGCTTGCCCGGTTTTGGTTTGGCCTCGCCTTTGGGTTGGCTCGGCCTCCGGCCCGTGTGCCCTTGCCTCTTGGTGCCCCTGCGTTGTGGCCTTTTCTTTCTTTTTTCTTGGTGGCTGCGCTCGTGGACTCGGCTTTCCTTGCTGCCCGGTGCCTTGGCCTTGCCTTCCTGCTGGTTACTTCATAGCCTGCTCTATGTGGTGGTTGAAGCGTTCGCCCAGCTTCTCGTTGATTGTCTGCTCGATTGTCTCGCGAGCTCTGCCGTCAATCATCTGTGGCACGGACAAGGTACGCACTGCCTCGATAGGAGAGCGGCCCTCTCCGGTGCGCTGGTATGGAAGGACGGCCCCGCCTTTGCCAGCGGTCAGGAAGGTGTCGCTGCTCATGGCTGTACGCTGTCCTTTTATGATCGTCACTTTTACAGTGTACTTTCTGGGCGGTCTTACCATAGCAACGGGAGAGCCCCCGGCTATCAGCTGGCCCGGTATTCTGATCGGTTTCTTTTGCTGTGCAGAAGGCCGGGCTTTTGGGCTCATTTTGAAGTGGATCGGTGTCAGGGTTCTGCCCTTATATTCCAGAGTTGCCCCGTCCACGGATATGCCAGCGACACGGATCGAAGTCCTTCCGCGCTTCGGTTTCTTGGCTGCGTCCTTTATGGCCGCGGTGTCTACGCCGTAGTGCTCGCGGATCCCTTTGGACACCCAGCCGGGGCCTCTGCTCGTGAAGTCTGATACCGTTCGCTTTATCGCCACTTCGCCTCCGTCCTTTAGTTTCTGGATCCTTTTCACTATGTCGCCCGCTCCAGAGTAGGAGACAGTAAAGCTGCCGCTTGTTCTCCGGGCCGGGCCTGTCCTGAATAGGTCGCTCATGGCCCGCCTCCTTTCCTTCGGAAACGGAAAAACCGCCCGGAGACTTGCAGTGTCTCCAGACGGTTTCCGCTGTCTTATAGTGTAGCACATGGGTTTATCCCTTTTTATCCCCTTTTGTCCCCTTTTATCCCTTTTTATCCCCTTTTATCCCCTCGCCCCGGAAACACTGATAAAATGGGCGTTTGCGGCCGTTTTCAGGCGGCATTTTGGGCCCCATTATTTTGTTAATAAAAATTTAATAATTATTTTTGCCCGGTTTTCCACATTGTCCTCCTGCTGCCTGTGGACAAAAAACGCCCGCTTCCAGCCTGTTGTGGCTTTTAGCGGGCGCTGAAATATTTCTATTTCTGTGCGTATATTTTCGCCAGCGATTGCAAAGCAGAGCCGTGGATCTTAAATGTCCGCTTTAGGTACCGCTTTTCGTGTTCTTCGTAGTCCTCCATATCCCCGAACAGGGCAGCGCTTACTGCCCACCACCGTGCATGATCGAAGTATCGCATTTCAATGACGGTTTGTTCGTCCGGGTTTTTCATTTTCCCGATCAGCAGCTCCAGCTCCATGCGCTCGTCGTATTCCTCCTGCTGCATGGCATTGATCGCCTGAGTAAGTTCATCTTTTTGGACGACCTGCCTTTCCGTTTTGCTGGTTCCGTCTCCGCCGCCTCCCGGCATACCGGAGAGGTTCGGGCTGGAAGGTGAGCCCATGACGGACTCCAGATACACGAGCCGCTCGATCTTATTCTCGATCCGGCGCTGGAAGGTCGCATAGTGCTGCAGCTTCTCCTTTATTGCGTCGGTTTCCTTCGGCCGCTTTCCTCCCGCCGCCTGTTTTTTGTGCCCCATGGGCCCCGCCTCCTTTCAGTCTCATTTACTCAAATATCCCCTCGAACACCTCGCGGGGCTGTTCGGATCCTTTCCTTATGAGCCGGATCCCGGTTGTTTTCCCGGTGGTTCTTATGTAGCGCCTCACGATCGTGTCCACAAATGCGGGCTCCATTTCCATGAGGAACGCCTGCTGCCCGACGCTCTCTGCCGCGATCAACGTCGTGCCGGATCCTCCGAAGGTGTCGAGGACGCCCTCGGCCCACTGGGTATTGTCCAGCAGCTTCTCCAGTATTTCGACGGGTTTCTGCGTCGGGTGCAGTTCATTCCCGGAGCGTGTGGCCTCCAGTACGTTGCCGTAGCCTTTGTGATTATCCCACTTCGGCTTTGTGCGGTGTGCAAACATGATGAGCTCATGCTGCGCCCTCCAGCCGTTACCCATGCCGGGGCTTTGCTTATTCCACACAATCATATTTCTGACGCCCAGCCCGGAGCCTTCCACGAGGTCAAAGAGATAGATCCACATTCTCCAGTCCGTGAAGATATACGCCGCTTTTATGTCCGTGGCTCCGAGGACGTTCTTCATTAGCACCTGATAGCCTCTGGTTGATAGATTGTCGGAGCTGATCGTCGGAGTTGTAAATCCGCCCTTTCCGTCGGACTGTTTGCTTCCAATGCTTCCGGTTACTCTGCCGGACTCCTGAAAGCCGCCGGAGCAGTAGGGTGGATCGGTGAGCAGGATCTCCGGGTGGGCTCCGTCAAGCAGCAGCTCCCGATCCTGTTCGTTCGTGGCGTCTCCGCAGACAACGCGGTGGCGGCCGAGGATCCAGAGGTCGCCTTTCTGAGATATGACGGCCTCTGCCTCCGGTGTTTCCGGTATGTCGTCCGGTTCGTTGAGGTCATTGTGAAGGGCTTCGGACAGGGCAGTGACGAGGCTTTCCACCTCGTCCTCTGTGTAGCCTGTCAGCTCCATGGGGATCTCCCCGGTGTCTATATCTGCGAAAATGTCAGCCAGCAGCTTATTGTCTGTCTCTGCCAGCTCTGCGATCCGGTTGTCGGCCACCAGATCAGCGTATTCCTCCGCTTCGTTGGTGTAGTTCTGGTAGTCTACGGGTGCCTGCTTCATACCTTCCAGAAGGGCAGCAGAGAGGCGTCCGTGTCCTTTTACGATAAAGCCGGAGCGTTTGCTGACTGTGATCGGCTGTCTCCACCCGGTTTGCCGGATAATGCGGCCGAGTAGCTGGATCTGGGCGTCCGGGTGCTGGTTCGGGTTCTTCGGATTAGGTACCAGCGTTGCAACGTCCACTATTTTGTCATGGGCGCAGAATACCGGCACGCCGTCAGCGTATGCTTTCGGCTCTGCCTCTGTTTTATAGTCCATTTATTTGCCCTCCTGCCTTCCGGCGCTTCCTGCCGCTTCCATGATCCTGCCGCGGAGCTGCCGGTCTGTCTCTCCAGCCTCGCGCTGGATCCCGTACTCTTTGGCGAGCAGCTCCAGAGCTCGTCCTCCTGCCGCCTGTGGTGTCCATGCCCCGATCGCTTTTGCCTGCCGGATAATTCGACGGTCTGCGACTTTGCGGCGGCGCTTTCTCTTTATGTGGGCGATCAGGATAATGAGGGCAGCCACTCCGCAGATCAGGCACATAAGCACGAGTGGGAGCCAAAACAGGCCGAGGGCTACGCCGATCCAGCTTATTCTTACCACGCCGAGCAGTTTCAGGAATATGAGAACGATCCAGAGCAGGAAAGAGGCGAGAGCGTACAAAATCCACACGCCGATCGGGTTGTTATCTTCGTGCATTTCTTTTCGCCCTCCTTCTTTGCTCCCGGTTCCCGCCGGGCTTTCTCCTGTTTCTGGGATAGTCTGACAAAAATCCCGCTTTTATGGCGCACTCCGTACAAAGATAGGTGACGTCCTGCGCCTCTTTGAGCTTGTCGGCTGCGGGCATTTTCCAGCACTTCTGGCCGCAGAGAGGGCAGTCGATCAGTTCCCAGTCCGGGTGTTTTTTCTTGGTGTCTCCGTTCAGGTTCTTGTCGAGCGGCAGGCAGAGGATCCCGCCCTTGTCGCTGTATTTTCTGGGTGTGAGATCAAAGCCGCGGGCCCGGAGTTCCTCGCGGGTTTCGTTCCTGACTTCCTCCTGCAAAACTTCCACGACGTCCACCTGCTCCAGCGTCAGGCAAAAGGCCCCTTGTGGCTCCCACTTCTTTGCCTTCCATGCCTCTGTAAAGCCTTCCAGTGTATCGTAGAGGCAGAGCCCGGCCGCTGTTTCCGTCTGGTAAGTCGTCTGCATGACGGACTCGTCGTCCGGCTCGTCCCAGCCGTAAAGGTGCCAGCTCTCCCGGTTGTCGTAGTCCCACTGGGAGAAGTAGAGTGTGTGCCCGTCAATCGGCCAGCCGGTGCCTTTTACGGTTCCTTTTATGATTTTCGGTCTATATTGCACGGTGTTGTCCTCCTTATACTTGTACTGGGAGGGCCGGAGCCCTCCCTCTGGTTTTTGGTGATATGCGGGGCTTATGCGATTATGGTTATCTGCTCCCGGTTGGGAATGTCGGCCAGCGCGTCCATAAGATAACTCTTTACATTGTCAACGGCCACCGCCTCCCAGCGCCCGCCATCGGCCGATACCAGCTTAAAGGCAGGAGCGCCGCCTCTGCCTTCGGTGATCCGAAAAACAAACTCACTTTCCGGCTGCTCTACCTCCAAAAATGTGCGGTAGGGGATAAGTCTCACCGGGTTGGGGATAATGGCGTTTTCTTTCTTTGTGACGCCGGTTTTCATTACAACTTGCTGGCTGATCCCGTCGTCCGAGAATGTGGCCTCCTGTGTGCTCACGATATTGCTCGCCACCTTCGTGACGTCCTCCCGTTCCTCGCTGGGAGCGAAACACGCCTGCATAGATACGAGGAAAGACTCCTGATCGTACTCCCGGCCATATTCAAAATGGGGCAGCAGCGCGTTGACCTCAAAGAGTGTCTCACGATCCCGCTCTGGCAGCAGGCCGGAGTAAAGCAGCACCTTGGTGGCGTTTACTACCTGAATAATCATGCGATCCCTCAGTTCCTCCCGGCTTTCCTTTATGTAGTCCACCAGAGAGGTGAGCGTGGTCGCCCGGATCGGCTCCGCTTTGTCTGCCTCGTCGTACCGTTTGAGAGATTTCGTGCAGTACGTCCGGCCGTTGATCTCTATGGTTTCCGGTTTCTCTGCCTTTACGGCCAGATCTGTGATAAATGCGATCGCTTCTCTAATTCCTTCCATGGTTTCGTCCTCCTTTTCTTATGCCTGCGCCGCGGCGCGTTCCATTACTACGATTTTTCCGTCGTTTTTCGGTTGTTCTTCGGTCTGTCCGTCGTTTGTCCGGCGGTCGTCCTCCGGTTCGTATATTTCCCCAGTTACCGGATCGAAGTCCTTACCGGGTATCAGGCGGCCTGCTGCCTCCGGATCCGGATCTGCCTCTGCCTGCTGCCGTGGCTCCGGCTTCCTGCGTCTCATATCAATGGGAGCACCGGTTGGAATGTCCTGCTCCCGCTCGGCCTCTGCCGGTTCGGCCTCCTGCTGCCCGGCGGCTTCCTCCTTCTGCGGTTCTTCCTCTGCGAAGTCGGAGAGGTTCATCTGCCCACGGATCTGGCCGTCATACTCGGCGATCTCGATCTGCCCGGTTCTGATATTGACGCCCATCACCATTTGAGTGTCGATTGCCTCCGTAGCTGCGAGCTTGGTCGTGACGGAGATCTGGGTATTGATTACTTGACGGCTCTTGTTCGGTGCGAATTTTATCGCTATGTTGATCTGTCTCTTGGTGGTGGCTTCGGTGTTCGGGTTCTGAATGTTCTCAGCCACCTGCATGAGCGCCTCGTTGAGCTTCTCAGCGAAGGCCCCGCCTGCCAGTCGTTCGAGGTTGATCTGGCTCGTTACTTTCTGCTTCTTCATGGTCGTGTCCTCCTTTTGAATTTGTCCGGGGCGTCGCATGTGCTCCAGTGTGGAACGTAGCCCCAGCCTTGTGCCTCTGCCGGATCTTTTACCGCCTCGCAGCTTATGACGTCACCGGCAGGCGTTACCAGCTTTGTGTCCCCTCCGTGTTTTATGCGGTAGTTGACCGGCTTTGTATCGCACGGCATTGAGCGCCCGGTTCGTGTCCTGATCCAGAGGATCTGTTTCCCGCAGCTTTTACATGTCCCAGTGTTCACTCCTTTGCGCCTCCTTCCTGAGCTTTCGCAGTCTCCGGCGACTCGGCCCGATATATTTCGCATGATCCCAGTATGCCGGGTTATACCGGCAGCCGGGACAAGCGTTTTCTTTTGCGCCTTGGCAGCCGGGGCACTCGTGGATCTCGCCGTACTCGTCGAAGCATGGCCCGAAGATACACCGGAGCCCGAACACGATCAGGGCCACCATGACAGCGCCGACTATGGCCGCGCTTGCTAAAATGATTATGGCGAAAACTGCTATTATTGCGTCAATCATTGAGGAAGCTCCTTCCTGCGCCATACCGCTTCGGTGGCCGTGGAGTGTGTGGAGCGTCTACGCCCGCAGGTTTCCACCACGCCCATGTCTTTGAGCTCTGAGAGTCTGGGCGCTACATAGTTGCGGTTGTAGTAGGGGATCCGGCCCGCTTTCACCAGCTCGTCCGTGATTTCGCTCACGGTCATGCTCCTGCTGCCGAGCGTTTCAAGGATCAGGCGGCTGCGTTCCTTTGCTTTGGGGATAACGGCGTCATAGCTCGCCCGCCGGGTTTCCTTTGTGGTTTGGTTTGTTCCCATGAAATACCTCCTTTTCTGCCTTCCATGCGATAGCAGAGCGCCCCGTCACGCTGCAATCACGCTTTCCGGCGTTTCTTATCAGTCCAGCCGCCTGCGCTTTGGTTAGGATCGGGCCCACGTCGCTGCGGCTTACCTGCTGCCCCCTGTCTGACAGAGTGGCGGCGATCTCGTTCGCGGTCATGTCCCTGTCCTTTATTAAATCCAGCACCATGTCCCGGAGGCTCTGGGCCATGTCCTTGCTGCGCCAGATCACGACGGCCGAAGGGAAGGGAGCGGAGCACGGCCGCCCTTTGGCGTCTTTGGTCGGGTTCCCGTCCTCGTCCGTGAATGTGAGCCTCCCGCGGATAAAGCGCACCTCGTCGGCTTTTCCGTGGAATATGTAGTCGTGGAAGTAGGACGTGTCCGTGCGGGCCGGTATGAGCATTACCACGAGAGTGCCGGGTTTCTTGCTTTCCTCGTAGCCCTTCCGCACCCAGTCTGTGATCTGGCGGCCGTAGGGCGGATTACAGAACACGCGACACCCCCCCCAGTCCGCTTTCAGGCCGTCGTCGGCCGGTGTAAAATATCTCGCGCACTTGGCGCTTTTATCGGTGGCGGCCGGATCGAGGTTAAAATGAAACTCCTGATCCAGCTCGCTGAAAAAGTCGGCCGGAGTACACCAGCCCATGTTTTTGCTGCTTAATAGTGCTCCGTTCATGTCTGTGCTCCTTTCTTATGCCTTTACGGCCGCCATGTGTACCGCCGGGCCGCATTGTGTCTCTGTTGCCTCCGCCAGCGTGAGGATCGGGCAGCCTTCGCCCAGATTTCTGCACATGTTCCGGGTGGTTTCCTTATCCATATAGGCCCGGATCGGTTCGCCGGTTTCCCGGTTTTTCAGGATCCGGCTCATAGCGCTGCAGCACGCTTTCCCTTTATGCTCCCCGAAAAGCTGGATCCCGCTGCACTCATGGCACCATTTTCTTTCAAAATTCATAGCGTTTCCTCCTGCTCCCCATATTCCAGCTCTATGCCTTCCAGCAGTTTGAGCACTCCGGCGATATACTGCACCCGGAAGGGTTCGAGCTCTGCCTTGTTCATGTGTTTATGCCCGTACAGTTTCCGCATATCCCGCCACACGCCCCACGGCACCCGGTAGAAGTCTTGAAGCTCGACGCTCACAAGGATAAAGGCGGCAGCGCCGAGGCGGTCGTGCTCTGCGAGGCTGTTCAGCTGCTCCTGCGTCAGCCTGTTATAGTCGATCCGGTCGCTGTCCGTGTGTTTTGCCTCGAATACGACGGCCCGGCCTCCCGTGAGGGTTCCCTTAAAGTCTGGCTGTCCCGCTTTGATGTAGCAGGCGAGAAACTGCCCCTGCCGGTTCGGTGGTCTGAGCGGTCGCATGGGCTCCGGCGTCTTTTCAATGAAGGCCACGCCCTTGTCCTTGTACCAGCCGAGGCTTGCGGCGATCATATTCTCGAAGTGTTCGCCCGCCCGTTTACTCTGGAGGCCCCGCTGGCTGCGCTGGACGTTTGAGAGGGCGGCGGCAGCAGTCGGATCCGGATAGCCCTCTGCATTTTTCCCCGGCACATAGTCCCAGCTCACGCCTCAGCCTCCACGGTGATGTCGTGGCCGCGGTTTCGTCTGAGCTCTGCTGCCAGCTCGACGATCACCTCTCCGCTGATCCGCACGGTGGTGGACTCAAAGGCGGCGACTCCGTTTATTGCTCCGGTATGGGTGGGAAGGACGAGAAGGGCGTCGCCCAGCTCTTTGTCCTCCTGCCGGTTTTTCTCCTGCTCCCGGAGGCGGTAGAGGTCGGCGGCGTCTTTTACCGGGATCCCGTGCTCCTTGGCGTAGGCGATTTCCTTTTTCATGCCTTCGCTCGGATTGTTTATGCCGTACACCCATAGCTCGTCGCACATGTCCAGCAGCGCGATCCCCAGCTCCATGCCCGCCTCCCGCTCCTGCGGTATGGTGTCGTCAAGAAACTGGGTGCAGTAGACATGAGGCGCGATCGGTATCACGTCCGGCCAGAGATCCACCGCCTCCCGGCAGTAGCCCTGTGCCTTCTGAATGTTCTTTTCAATGTCCCCACGGAGAGGGGAGCAGATATATATAAGCCTTTTTCTCATGGTTTGGCTCCTTTCTGGCAGTAGGCGTCAAGCCTCTGCCTGATAATTTCGCAATAGTCCGGGTTGATCTCTATCCCGATAAAGTCCCGGCCCTCCTGCTCGGCCACGGCCCCGGTGGTACCGCTTCCGGCGAAGGGATCCAGAACAGTGTCGCCGGGCCTGCTGCCCGCTAATATGCACGGCCTCGCGAGTTCCTCCGGGAATGTGGCGAAGTGTGCGCCCTTATATGGCCGGGTGGCGATTGTCCAAACACTTCGGCGGTTTCTTTTCCCGCTTTCGTTTGGGGCGAGCCCGTGGCTTTCCCGCTCCACGGTGGCACTGTTGTGCTGTGCCCGGTCATGGGTGTAAGCACCGCCTCCCCTGAATGTCCGGGAGTTTCCGCGCCTTCTGGTGTTGGGTTTTCCCGTTCCGGCGCTTCCAGCTGGCGCAGCGTTATAAAATCCCACGGCTGGCTCTTTCACTGCTTCGGCGTCGTAGTAGTAGCGGGAGCTTTTGCTCAGAAGAAAGATGTACTCATGTGCCCGTGTTGGCCTGTCTTTTACGCTTTCCGGCATGGCGTTGGGCTTCTGCCAGATAATGTCCGATCGGAGATACCAGCCGTCTGAACGGAGCGCGAAGGCCAGCAGCCACGGGATCCCGTTAAGGTTCTTCTGTGTGTAGCTGTCCCCGATATTTACCCAGAGGGTGCCGTCGTCTTTCAGGACTCTGCGGACTTCCCGGAAGATCTTCACGAGGTTCTCAATGTACTGATCCGGCGTATTTTCGAGCCCGATCTGTCCGTCTGTGCCGTAGTCTCTCAGTCCGTAGTAGGGCGGTGAGGTTATGCAGGTGCGGCAGCAGGAGTCTGGGAGCTTTCTCAGGGCGTCCAGTGCGTCAGAGTTTATGATCTTGTTCATGTGTCGCTCACCTCCCCGACTTCCAGCGCCAGCGGATCCGCAGCTTCCAGAGCCTCCCGTCGGTTCCAGCCGGAGAGTGCAGCATAATACTGTTCGCGCTTCCTTCGGTCGCTTTCCCGGTCTGCGAGCTTTTTCTGCCCTTTGTCCGGCAGAGAGGCGGCCACGGCGTCGATCTGCGTTGTAAGCTCTCCCGGTGTCATGTCTCTGGCCTTTTCCCGCTCGTACATGGGCGTGTACTGCTGCATGAAGGCCACCCGATCCATGTCGGGCTTGCCGCCTCCCCAGTGTCCCCGGTGCATTTCCCAGAGGTTGTTCCAGCCGATCGACTCCACGGCGCGGGCCACAAGGGGCGGGAGTTGCTGCTTTAGATCTCCGTGGTTAAATTCTCCCTCGGAGTAGAGTAGATCGCTGACTGCGAGCCACGCCTGATCCGGAGCTATGAGATCCGGGTGTGCAATCTCCAGAAGGATCTCCCGGAGTTCTGCCACGCTGGGCGGCCACTTGCTTGTTGCTATGTGCTTTTTGACGGCCAGCGCCACCAGAGGGGCGTCCACGTCCTCAAACATCATAGCCCAGAGGCTCACGGTGGCCTTTACGCTGTCGGCGTCCCTGAATTTGTCATAGTTCGGGTATGCGGTGACGACGATCGCCACAAGCTGAGCTGCGTCCTTTTTTGTCATAAGTCGTCGCCTCCTTCCTCGCCTGCGATAATACCGGCCAGCACGTCCATGGTATTGACTCGTCCGGGGCGATCCGGCTGCGCCTGCTGCCTTCCCGGTGTCTGCTGCCGGTTGTCGGTGTATTTGCCTTCGAGCACCTTCGCCATGTTCCCGGAGTTCATCAGCCAGTTAAAGTCAGCCGTCCAGTTCCGGTCGTTCCTGCCTTTCAGGAAGGGGGAGGCTTCGGCTTTCTCGAATAGCTCCCGGAAGATACTCAGGTCTTGCCCGTATTCCTTCCAGCGGGCAGCGATCGCCTTTTTCCGGTTTGCGCTGATTTTTCTCAAAACCGGGTAGCTTGTGCAGATTTCGTGATACATGTCAACGATCTGCTGGAAGGGAGTCGGCCCCGCAGACAAAACGCTGTCAAGCGTTTCACTTTCTTTCTCTGGTGTAGTCTGGTCTGGTGTAGTCTGGTCTACTCTGCCTGCGGTTTCTCTCTGGCTGTTTCCCGGTTTGCCCGCTGGCTGTCCTTCGGTCTGTCCGTCGGTCGTCCTGCGGTCGGCGGCAGCAGCAGCGCGGCGTCTCCGGGATCTCTGTTTCTCTGCTTCCCGCTGGTCGATCAGCTTACCGGCATACTCGTACCAGTCGTGGATCTCCAGCGTTCCGTCCTCGGTTATGTCCAGAAAACCGGCGCTTTTCATGGCTTCCACGAAGGTGTCCGGCTCCTTGTTCCATTGAGCTGCCCGCGCTATGTTCCGGTTGCTGATCCCTTCCAGCGAGCCGCTGGGTGCATTGTCCAGCGCCCAGAGCCAGAAGGAAGTCAGAAGGCCCAGCATGTGAGGCGGTTCGATCTCCAGCTCGTCGGCAGCCGCCAGCAGCTTTCTGTGATCTTTAAGTTGTTGGTGGACTTGGATCCATGCCACTGTGAGCACCTCCTTTCACGGTCGCCTTTCGGCTTGTTTCTGTATGTTCTCCGGTCTGTCCGGCGGTCGTCCTCCGGTCAATTAAACGGGAGCTCGTCGTCCACGCCGTCCGGGATCGACATGAAGCCGTCCCCGGCGTCTGTCTGCTGTGCGTTGCCATTTGTACCGCCTCCCTCGTAGTTGCTGTCTGCAAAGTAGATCCGGGAGGCCGTAACCTCTACCGCTTTGCGGTGTTTCCCGTCATTGTCCTGCCATTTCCTCGTTGTGATCCGGCCCTCGACGACTACCTGCCGCCCTTTTGTGAGGTACTTCCCGCAAAAATCGGCCCATTTATCCCAGCAGACAACGGGGATATAGTCGGGAGGCGTGTCCTTCTTTTTACTTGGCACCGGCACGGCCAGATCGAAGCGTGCTACCGGGGTGCCTCCGGTGGTGTATCTGATTTCCGGCTCCTGAGCCAGACGGCCTAAAAGGCCCACATGGTTAAACATTTTAGTTTCCTCCTTGTCCTTGCCTTCTTGCTGCGTCCAGTGAGTTGCAGATCTCGTCATACTGCGCCCGCGTCAGCAGGTGGGGATCCTGTTGTCCGTATTTCTGCCGGATCCGGTCGTCGATCTGCTGCTGGGTGTAGCCCACGTCCTCGCCCTTCCGGTACATGCGGGAGAGCTGGGCGTCGGTGAGCGGTTTCTGAGCCCCTGTTTGCCCGTTTGAGGCGGGTTTTCCTGTCTGCTGGGTATTTCTACCCGCCGGGCTGTTCTGAGGCGTCGTGCCCTGATTTTGGGCCTGTGGCTGTGCTTGCTGAGCTTGCGCTGCTCCCGTGAGGTTTTTCATGTCCGGATCGTCCTCTCCTTGGTCGATCCCGAACTTCTCAAAAAGGTAGTATTTCAGGCAGTAGGTCAGAGCGCTGCCTTTGGCCTTGTCCGGGCCGCCGTCGTTGGTTCCGATCGCGTGGAGTGTAACCTCCAGAATGTCCTCCGGGTTGTCCGCATTTGTCCAGCGGATCGTGAGATCTTCCTCGTACACCCAGACAGTACGCTGGACGCCGCGCTCGTTCATGGTGTAATAGTGATAGTAAAGGGGATCTCCTTCCGGCGTGTGCCGGGTGGCGGTTTCGGCCACAATGTCAAAGTTGACGCCATGCTCATTCATGGCCGGAGTAAGCAGCCGGTACACGTCGCTGATCTTTGCAAACTTGTACTCGACGCCTTCCGAGTGCTTCGCTTTTACAATGGCCGGGATCGCCTCCCGGAGCTTGATAAACTTCTGTTGCAGAGTGAGAGCCTTCGGCCGGGGCGTTTTCTTTGCCGTCGCCTTAGTGGCCGCCGGTTTCGTTTCCGCTGCTTCCTGCGTCATGGTCTGCCTCCTTGAAAAATTTGTGATTGTTGATTGTCATTACATACGCCTGCGACTCGTGCCACTCGCTGTCGGTCAGGGCGGGAGCATAAAAGTATTTGATCGGCTCCGTTGTCGCCACATGCCCGAAGTCAAACACGGCCGCCACGGCTTCCAGAGCCTCGTCCGAGGGCTCCGGGCGTCTTTTGCTATACGAGTACATGCTGAGGACTTCGTGCGGCCGCATGTCGGTGTCCTCGCATGTCTGTAGTATGCACTGGGCCACGGCCACCTTACCGGCGAAGGGTTCGCCGTCGGCCTCTGCCGTTAGTACCTGCGCGATCTCCAGCCTCTCGTCGTCGGTCAGCTCGTAGCGCTTTTCAAATCCAGCCTCCGACGCCCATGCCGCTGTAAGCTGCTCCATGTCTACCGCGTAGCCTTCGCCGTATTTGAAAATATAGCCTTCCGGCTCCACGGCTGCCTCTGCGGCTCTGGTTTCTGCGGCTGCTTCGGTATCGCTGCCGCGGTTAAGTAAATGCGACACGCCCCATACTGTGGAGGCTGCCGCTCCGAAGATCAGGAGCGCCGCCCCGATCCGGGCCCAGTTATAACGCTTGCAAATTTTCCGCAGGCGGTATAAAATAGGCTTAGACTTTCGGCCATTTCTGGCCGGGTTTCTGGAGCGTGTACCCTGTTGCTTGGTAGGTTGAGGGTAGGCGCTCCTTTTGCTTTGTGCGTACATGTTTACCTCCTTCTTTTCACTCGTGCGGGTAGAGTGTAGTGCGGCGACTGCATATAATCGTTAAAATGCTGCGGCCAGTAGGTCACACGCGGGAGCCGGTCGCCGGTGACTCCATACTTCGGGTTATATCCGAACACATTGACATAGCTCAGCAGATCGGCCCGCTCGTTGTCCATGGCCTTGCACACTTCCAGCAGAGCCTCCACGTCGTCGATCGCCCGGTGTGAGTTCTTCACTTTGTCCTCCAGCTTATAGGCGGCGATCGCGTTCGCCAGCTTATGCGGGTATGCCCGGCGGTCTTTGTAAACTGTGAGGCTGTCCAGATAGTCGCAGGGGCTCAATATGTCGCCGCTTTCTGAAAACTCTGTGAAGCGTTTTAACATTTCGCGGGCAAACAGGAGATCAAACTGTGCATTGTGAGCCACAAGCAGCGTCCGGCCGCTGTAAATCATATTTGCGAAGGCTGCCGCGGCGTTTCCCTCTGGTATGCCTTCGGCTGCGAGCCTTTCGTCGGTGATCCCGGTCAGCTCCACGATCTTGTCCGGGATCCTTTCGCCTTCCGGCAGCTTTATGAACATGTCGGCCCGGTCGGTTTCTATGAGGGATCCGTCTGTTGCCTTCTCGATCCGGATCGCCGCCAGTTCAATGATCCGGCAGCTTTTGGCGTCGAGGCCGGTCGTTTCCGTGTCAAAGAACACGGCCGCCTCGTACCTCTGGAATATGTTGCGGAGGTTATTCATGGTCGCCCTCCTTTTTGATCGTGATCGAGGTTGTCATGGCGAGCTTTGTCTGCTCGAACGCCTGCCTCATGGCGTTGGCTGCTATGTTGAGCTGTGCCAGCTGTGAAGCGATCCGCAGCGTCTCCTTGATTTCTTCGTCGCTGGCGTTGTATGCCATTTTCTCGAATGTGAGTAGATCCTTGCCGCCTGCGGCTGTGTAGATCTCCGTCAGCACTTTGGTGAGCATGAGCTTCACGACTCCCGGAAGTGTTTCCGGCAGAGGGAAGGGCCAGCTTTTCGCCTCGTCTCTCTGGTTCAGCTTATCGGCGTTTTCTTTGATCGTGGCTTTGAGCTTATCCGGTGTGCCGCTCATGCTGGTGGGATCGTCGTCCAGATGATCCAGATCTCCAGAGTCTCCAGAGTACCGGACTAAAGCGGAGCGGAAGCCGATGTCCGTGCCGGAGTAGGAGCGGGAGTTGGCGCCGTCGAGGTAGAACACGCCCGCGTACGTGCCGTCGGACCAGCTGCCCCCGCGATACACGCAGCGTTCGCCGTCGGTGTCCAGCCAGAAATATTCCTCACTTTCATAACCGGGCGCAGGATAGAGGCCGAGCTCGATCAGCTTGTCCGGTACGTCCATGTCTGCACGCTCGTGAAGATCGCAGAACGGCACGCCGTCGTAGTCCTTCCCCTCTGGAGCGGTTGGCTGCAGCACGATCTCTCCGTCTTTTACGTTGTAGTAAACCGGATCCCCGTCCGGCGTATAGATCGCCGTCCATTCTTTCGAGTCTGGAGACTGATCCGCGCCTGCTGCCGCTTCGTTGTTCGGTATGATCTGCACCTGCCCGTTAAGGAAGCGGACGCCTCCGACGTGCTCCCAGACGTTCCCCACCATGTCAGCCACGCCTTCCGCTGTTCGGTCGTGGTTCCACTCGATCGGGCCGGAGCCTGCCAGCGTTTTTCCGTAGCTGTCTTTGTATGTAGTGCCCGTCTGCTCCGGGTGGCTGTGGCTTTTGCCGCTGTTGGTGTTTCCGGTCGGCACGGTGTCGTTCTCCCAGCTCTGGCGGCCCAGCGCCGCCCACTCGTCGTTAGTGATAAGGTGCCAGCCGGGGCCCTTTGCCTCGCAGAGCCGGATCGCCTCGTCGTGATTGACATTGACGGCCGGAGGCATGAAGGGGAGAGAGTAGGGCCTGCCGTCGATCATGGTGTTGGGGTACTTGCTGATCGCGTACTCCTTCACCTTCCTGCCTTTTAATGTGTCCGGGAGCTTTAGCTCGTCCGGTGTGAATACCACCAGAATGTCCGGGCGGCCCCGGTCGTCAAAAATAACCTCGTTTCTCATGTGTTGCTCCTTTCTATGCGTTTCCATTTGCTCCTACACCGCGGGCAGCGGTAGCCGTACCACGGTAGGGCTAAATCTTTGCTTACATTCCATTCCAGCCCGCACTCGCCGCATACCTCATAGCGTGCCCCTATGCGCCGGGCATGAGTACGGGCTCGCGCCGGTTTCCGGTTGCCAGTTGTCCGGCGCTCTGTGCTGCCGGATCCGGCTCCTGCCACCTGTCTTTGCAGTCGCAGTGTTCGCCGTGGTCTAAATGTGCTCCGCACTTCGGGCACTCATGGTATGGCTTGCTCACGTTATCACCTCCAGAGGATCGGGCGCAGCTCTGAGGCTCTCAACGAGCTGCTGCATGAGCCGCTTCCGGTATTTTTTACGCACGCGGTACTTTTTGGCGTGCTTGTATAGGTGCCACCATTTCGGGTGTGCGTTTACCGAGTAGAGCATGGCGTCCATGAATTTGCTCAGCGACTCGGCCGCGAGTTTTGCGAGCTCTCCAGCTGTCTGAATAGCCCAGCCCGTAAACTCATGCGCTTTTTTGACGGCGTAGTCGATCGCGGGCCGAACGGTCTTTACTACTTCCTGAGCGATCGCCTTTGCCTGATCCGGGCCGATCGTCAGCGTCAGCTCCACGGCTTCCTCCGGCTCTGCCGGTTCGTCTGGGAGCGCGGTTGAGTCGCTCAGCAGATTGTAGCCATTTTCATAATGCCAGCGGATCCCGGCCGCGATTTCGAGCGCGTTCATGTCCTCGCCGAAGTGTCCGCAGTAGTAGCCGTTCAGCATGACGGCGTTCGGATCTTCCGCTAAAACCTCGCGGGCCTTTTTCAGATCGTCAGGCTCGAAGGCTTCCGTGTCCGGATCCAGCCATGCAGCGTACCCATGCCAGCTGCGGGCTGTTTTCCATATAATCACCCACGCGATCCCGTCCCGGATCTCGTCAGCGAAGTAGCTCGCTACTTTGTTGAGTGCTGCCATGCCTCTGCCTCCTTTCTGATATGCACAACGGTTACAATGTCCTCAACTTCGTGCTGTGTTATGTATGTGTCGTCCGGGCTCAAGCCGATAAAGTTCAGCAGCGGATCAAAGCCGTCCAGCATAAGGCTGGTGACAGCTACCGCGTTGAGCCGGTAAACGGTCGTTTCTACAATGCAAGGGCGGTTTCCCGCTTCCAGTACCGCCGGGAATGACGCGCGACTCAAAAGGGTGGCGTCATATCTAAAGTCTTTTTTCATGTCTGCGCTTTCCTTTCTGAGACGTTACACCTTCACGGCTTCGGCAAGATCCGAGCGATCGGCTTCGTCGGTTTTCCTCCCTCGCCTTTTGAAGTTCTCCGCGAGGCGGCGCTGGGCCAGTGTGGCGCTATACTCTCGCCGCATGTTCCGATCGAGCCCTCCAGTTTCGCCTCTTTTCAGTTCCTTATAGACGGTCGCCACATGGACGCCGATCTGGTCGGCTATATCCTGCACACGGTCGCCTTCCAGATAGAGGGCCTCCAGCGTTTGCCGGTCTGCCAGTGTCAAATATCTGTATCCGCTCACATTTTCACCTCCTTTGCGGGGCCCTTGCCGCACCCGGCCACTTTGTAAAATCTGCATTGTTGGGCGTGTGCTTTTCAACCGGCTTCCACGCGATCCGGCGGGTGCTTTTTGTCGGGAGGCCCGAACCGTATCAGCTTTCACCTTAAAAGCTGCAAACCTGTTGAACGACATGGAGCCTTTTAGAGCGTTGCTGCTCTCCACCGCTTCCGGGTTTTCACCTTAAAAGCCCGGCAAAACCTGTCAACCTACACCGCACAATACAGACTTTATAAAGCGGCCGGGTACGGCCTTTTTCTCTGTTTCTGGGTAAAAAAATAATGCGTCGGGAGGCTTTCGCTTCCTTTCGCATTTAATGTTACATTCTTCACTGGTAAATGTCAAGAGTAAATGCGAAAAAAGTCAAAAATATTTTATAAGGCCCCGCTGAGGGCCTTTATTTCTGCTTGAAATACTTCCTCCGGGGTGTGCCAGTTGAACATTTTCCGGGGATAGTCATTCATCCAGCCTTCTATATAGTCGGCCCGTTCGTCCGTCATGTTCTCAAAGCTCGATCCCTTCGGGGCGTGGCGGCGCACGAGCTTGTTCTGGTTTTCGTTGCTGCCGCGTTCGTATGCGCTATACGGGTGACAGTAGTATAACTTCGTCCTTTTCTCGCCTTCGCGGAGGCTGCTCCGTTCCATTCCTTCGCAGTTCGTAAACTCCGATCCATTGTCTACCGTTATGCTCTTGAAAATTAGAGGGAAAAGCTCGCCGTATCTCTTTTCCAGAGCGTCCAGCTCGGCCACGACATTCTCCGCTTTCTTCGCTTCCATTCTCCGTGTGATTTCCCGGCGGCTGAGCCGCTCGGTTAATACGAGTAGCGTTGTGGTGCAGCCCTTGGCGCTTTCCACGCAGTCCATTTCCCAGTGGCCGAAGGTTTCCCGGTTATTGATTTCTTCCGGGCGTTTCTCTATGCTTTCGCCTTTTGGCGCTCTGGACTGCGCTTTTGTATGCCGGTATTCTCGTTTACGGCTTCCTTTTACCGGGAGATCTTTGTTTGTGATCCGGAGAAATACGCCTTTTTCTATGTAGCTGTAAAGAGTGTTTACCGAGATCGTAGTGTTGAATTTTAAGCCTTTCGCCTTGATCCTTCCCAGCACCGCCGCGGGGCTGTATTGCTCATCGGCGATCTTGTGCTCGATATATTCGGCGAGCTTGCGATCCTTCCCCAGTTTCAGCTCCGGCCCCTTGGCTTTCAGGTTCTCCCGGTACCGATCGTGGGCTATGTCCGGGCTGTATCGGATCTCCGTCGTCCAGTCACTATTGCGGTGCTCATACTGTCCGCGCTTTTTCTCCCGGTATATGGTGGAGATGTGGACGCCGAGATTTTCGGCGATCTCTTTCGCCCCTTTTCCATCCTTGAGCTGCTGCTCCATACGCAGCCGATCAGTTTTTGTCAAATGCTTGAAACGCCGTGCCATTATATATCCCTCCGCATAAAAAAAGAAGGGGCAGCCGTAGCCGCCCCTCCACTTGTTCCTTGGTGTTATTGTTCGTATTCCCTCAAAAGCTCCGCGGTTTCCTCGTCGGTTACAATGTCCGAGAGTTTACAGTTCAGAGCCTTGCAGATCCTTAGCAACGTGGAAAGCTGCGCCTTGCTTACGTCCCGGACTCCCTGCTCGTAGTTTTGGTAGACGCGGACGCCTACACCGGCCAGCTTTGCGAGCTGGGACTGGGAGAGTCCGGCGGCCTGCCTGCGTTCTTTGAGGTTGTCGTTTCTCTTTTCGATCTTTACCGTGATTTCCATATCTGGCCTCCTTCTTGACTTGTTAGGTGGCGGTGGATATAATAAAGGCGGTGGGTGGGAATTTCCCACCGCCGGAGCTTTAGGACTGCTTGGGTTTCTTGTTTGGCTTTATGGTTATTGTGATCCGTTCCACCGCTTCACTTTCTAAAGCCTTTTTAAGAACTTCGAGCAGTTCTTTTGTTTGCTTTTCTTTATCGTCCACCGGTTCGCCTCCTTTCTGTGTTTTTGTTCCTCCTTTCTGATTACTCAGGTTTTCCCTTACCTTGTGCTTTTATTATACATCTAAAGATGTATATAGTCAAGCTCATTTCCTCTGCTTTTCGCATTTTTTCACAAGAAAACAGGGCGGTTTTCCGCCCTCATTCTTCCGCGCCGAGTAGCTGCTCAATCGGTACGCCCAGCGCCTCAGAGAAAAATATAAGTTCGTAGTCAGGGACTACTCGATCGCCGGTTTCTATCCTGCTGATCGCTTTCTGGTTCAAGTTTAGTCCGGCAAGCTGTGCCTTTGCCGCGAGCTGCTCCTGAGAGAGTCCCGCAGCCTCGCGCAGCGCCTTTATTTGAGGCCCCGAAGCGTTGCACCTGCCGTCTTTGTGCTTGTAAATTTTCACTTTTTCAGTGCCTCCTTCTTATGCCAAAGATAGGTAGAACGCATATTGACATTACCATGCTTCGCCCGTTATAATTATCCCAAACATGACTAAAGGCGAAAAAACGCTAATTTCGAGCATGTGCAGGAGGTAAAAACATTATGCGGAAAAAGGACGCAGATCAGAAGCAGGTAGAGGCCCCACGGGGCAAAAAGAAGTGGATCATTATTGCGGTTGTAGCGGTCGTTTTGATTGCGGCGGCGGTCGGAGGGAATACCGAAACGCAGCAGCAGACTACGGGAACGCAGGCTACCTCAGAGGCCCCGGAGACTCAGGATCCTGCCACTGAGGCAGTGAGTGAAACGGAAGCCAAAGCGGAGCCGGAAGCAAACACAAGCGCAAAGGTTGACGCTCTGGCCTTGGCTGCAAAGCAGGATATTGAGGAAAACGGAGTTTCAGACGCGAAACGAGACGAGGCCGTGACCTTCATTGTAGAGCATTATCCTGATTTTTACGCAGATAACGAAACAATGGAGCAGGCCATTTCTTACGGTTACTGGCTTGAATACGCCTACCAAAACGACGAGGCCGCGAGGGATTATGCGGAGCTTGGCATGGACTTGGAGCAGGCCGTTAAATATGTTTACCGGGGAGCCGAGAGCGTGGAGAACGACGCCACGCAGGAAAACCTCAGCCAGATCCGGGAGTCGCTCGAAGCTATCGGCCAGACTGTTGAATAATAGAAAAATGCCCGGCAGGATTTCTCCCGCCGGGCTTTCTCGTTGTGCGGGTTTTCCCCGCTATTATTCCGTTTTTTCTTCGGTTTCTACCGGCTCGCTTGCCGGTGTCGCTTCGGCTGCAATCTGCTGCACTGCCGTGGTGGCGATCGTGCTTGCTACGCTCGCCGCCGTCGCTGCCGCTGTGGTAGTGGCTGCTTTTTCAACCTCCGGCACTTTAATGTCCCGGCATACCTGCTCGATCTTGGTGTCCAGCCATGCGTCGAAGTCGCCGTAGATTTCCCCCAGAGCCTTCACCGTGGTGTCTCCGAGGATCTCCAACACCTTGTCACGCGCCTTCTGAAATGCTTCCAGCTGCTTCTCTTTCGTAAAAGCACCCTCCGCTTTCAGGGCGTCAACAAAGGTCTGGGCCGTATATGTCACGGCCTGCTCCACGGCGTCCGTTGCCAGATCAATGTACTTTGAAGCGGTTTCGTTGTCCAGTTCTTCCTCGATCTGCTGAGTCTGGCGGCGCAGGAGTGCCACCAGATAGCCGCCGCCAGCCGTGATAAGCAGGCAGAGGATCGGTACAAAAGCGTCTGCGATCTGTTCTAACATTTCCATGTTCGAGTCCCTCCTTTGATATTAAAGCATACTGTTGACAATTTTCTGAACGGCTGCGTAGTTATACCCGGCCGCTTCGAGGCGTTTCTTGCGATCCGCTCCGTTTCCCCACTTACCTGCGATCACCTCTTTGGCGATCTCTGTGTTGGATTTCTTGGGGGTATCGCCGGAAGCCGCGGTGCCGCCGCCGTTGGTTGTCACAAAGGCGTCGAAGCCTTTCGTTTTGAGCTTAGATACCTGAGCGTCAGCATTTGCCTTTTTGGAATACGCCCCGGTCTGCACCTTGTAAAGATTTCCGACTTTCTTTATGAGCACCTCGAAGCCAGCCTCTTTGAGTCTCGCCGCCTGAGCGTCGGCATTTGCTTTCTGTGAGTACGCGCCACTCTGGACATAGTAAAGAACGGATCCGGAGCTGGAGCTGCCGCCAGTGGATCCGCCGCCGGATCCGGAGCTGCCTCCCGTCCCCAGCAGAGCGTTGATCCTGTCGGCAAGCTCGCCATAGCGAGAGTAGAGCCAGTCACCGGGGCAGCTCTTATTTGCAAACCACCGGTGCGCGGTCAGCACCATTTCGTTGCTTTTTGGCGTGTATGCGAGAGTTTTCTCTTTGCTACCCAGCCACAAAACCTTGTTTTTCCCGTTTCTCTTGCAGATGTCCGTGCAGAGCTCGATCAGCTTTTCGTAAACGGCCGAGTTCATAGCGTAAGGATCTGTTTTGTCGCTGGCGCACTCGATCGTTACGGCCCGCTGGTCGTTGGAGTTGCTGGAGCTGCACCAGCTCCGGTTGTACTCGTCCACGATCAGGCAGACGCGGCCGTCGTACCCGAACCCGTAGTTGCAGCCATTCTTAGGATCGTATGTATCGAAGCAGCCGCCGATCGACTCAGCAGACAGCTGCCCCACGACGCAGTGGGGCGTCAGTGTGTCAATGCTGTGTGTACGTTTCCCGCTATGGTTCGGGCTTTTTACGGTGCAGTTTACTAATGGACTATTACTCATATTATTGCCTCCTTCTGAGGGCGTGGAAGCTGCGGCTTTCGCGTATTTGTCATAATACGTTTGCCCGTAGCTCGCCCGTTTGATTTTTACCGCTTCGGACTGATCGGCCGGTCTTTCAAAGTCGGTCAGCACCTTGTCGCTTGCAGCCCTCACGCTGGTAGCTGTTTTCAAAGCTGCCAAAACAGAGGGATAGCTTTCGCTCAGCTCTTTGTATAAAAAGCCGAGCTGTGCCTCCAGATCCCCGATTGAAACGCCGAGTGCCCTCACATAGTTGAGCAGCGCCTCCTTCCGGCTCCAGAACGTCCACTGTGCAACGCCGTAGCCTGCGGAGTCATGCACAAAGTTGGCATAGCTCCCGGAGTCTACGGCTGCGGTGTAGGTGGCGTCTGTAAAGCCGATCTTTTTCTCGTAGGAGTTCTGGAGGTTCTGCGGGTTGAGCCCGCTCTCGGCGAACAGTTCCCCCATAAGGCCCGCCACGCCGAAGTCGTTCGGGATCTTGCCTTTGAGGAAGTTCCACGCCTTTTCCTCGTTGTTTTTTCCTGTCAGTCCCATGAGTCCCTCCTTTTTGCTAATAGGTTTCAAAGCTCGACGGCTCCGGCTTGACGCCGTTCAGGGCCATGAGCTTGATCTTGTTTTCTGCCTTTGCCTTGGTGTAATAGAAACCGGTCGCCGAGGCCATTTCCGCAAATACTGCCGGGATCAGATAAGCCAGCACGGAGGTGTCCATGGTGATCCAGATCATGCGGCAGGAAAAGACGGTGATCGCTATGGTGGCGATACTTACGCCCAGAAAAATGAGCTTTGAAAACTCAACCTTCTTTTTTGCTGCAGCGGCAGCTCGCATTTGCTGGATCTGCTCCCGGAGCTTTTTGTTTTCTTCGGTCAGTTGCCGGAGCTGCGGATCTGGAGCCGCCGGATCCACAACGGCGTCCGGCCCGGTGTATTCCTCGCACATGGTCGTCGCCTCCTATTCGTAAATGGAATTGATCCCCTGTTTAGCCAGAAAGTCCTTTTGTGCGTGTTTGACTTTCGAGGCATACTCCAGCGCCGCGTGCATGTCTCCGTTGCAGTGAGCGTCAGGGATCCGCTGCACCGCTTTGGCCGTGGCCTCGCCGAGCGCGATCGCAGCGTTTACGCCTTGGACGAGGTAAAACTCTTGCTGCTGCCGTAAGTTTTCGCGCCTCTCCATGTCCTCGCGCCGGACTTCTTCCTCGGCCTCCCTCTTTTTGTCCTGTTTCTTGATGTTCCTCTCAATAAACCAGAAGCAAAAGCCAGTTATGGCCGAGGGTATGCTCGCGGCTATGATTATTGCGGTTACGTCCATAGGTTCACCTCCTTTGCCTCTGCGGCCGGTTCTTTTCGTTTGAAAACTATATTTTTCTCGATCCACTTCTGGAGCCCGTGGGTGGAGCAGTGGCTCAGCATACCGAAGTAGCTCTGCATGGTGGCGTCCACGGCGTCGAAGTCGATCAGGCCCGCCTCGTACTCCTTGGCGATATACCGCATACGCGCCTTCATTTTCTTGACGCTCTGCTTTGTCGGCTTACGGTAGCCGGGGAAGATCCGGCAGCCCACGAAGGTGATCCCGTGCTTTACGAGCCCGATCGTGGTCTTTCCATTGAGTTCGAGGCGCAGCACATTGTTTAGGTAGTCCTCAATCTTCACCCGCCACACGTTCAGCACTGCGGCGTCCGGGTGCAGCAGCGCCATGTCGTCCATGTAACGCTCATAAAAGTGCGCTTTCAGTTCGTGCTTGATGTACTGATCCAACTCATTAAGGCAGACGTTCGCGAGCAGCTGGCTGGTAAGGTTTCCGATTGGCATACCCACCTCAAAGAGCCGCTCCGAAGGTGGCACCTCGTCGGCTGTCTTTCCCGGAGGAAGCCCGAAGGGCGTGTGGTCGCAGCTGATGATCGTCTCCATGAGCCAGAGAAAGCCGTCCTCGTTCGGGTATTTGCGCCGCAAAATACCGAGTAAAACCTTGTGGTCTACTCGGTAAAAATACTTTGAAATATCCAGCTTTAAGTAGTGCCAGCTCGGCCCCGGCTTGCGGTCAACGAGTGTCGCCCAGTATTGCAGCCGGTCGGCTGCTCTTGTGGTGCCTTTTCCCACCCGGCAGCCGTAACTATGGTAGATCATGCCATTGTCGAGCTCTTTGTTTACTTGCAGATATACAGCCCACTGCACGACACGATCCGGGAAGCTCAGCGCCATAATGAGGCGGCGCTTCGGCTCCGAAACATAAAACTCCCGGTATCGGCCCACCTTGTAAGTGCGCCAGATCAGGGAGTTTTGTATTTCAATCAGATTTTCCTCCAGCCTCGCAGAGAAGGCCAGCACGTCGCTGCGGTACCATTTCTCGCTCGCTGCTTCGTGGTATGCGTTCAGCAGATTTTCCCACGAGTATATACGTTCCAGAAGGGAAGGCTTTTCTGTTTCTTTGATAGCCGTCACTCCTTCCTTGTTTTTATAAAAAGGCCCGCGTGTGGCACTCCTTGAAACGGCCGTTTCCCTACGGCCGCCACGCCGCAGGATCGCGGCCGCCCTTCACCCGCATAAAGCAGGAACGGCCAGCCTGCGCGGTTTGCCCGCCGCCCCCAGTAGTTCACCGGCGAGCTGCGCGGGCGTTCATCTTTGGCCTTGTCGGCCGGGAAATGCGTCCCTTTTGCCTTTGTGCTCCTGCAAAGCCGTGGCTCGCAGGACATAAGCAAACAAGGCAAGAGCGGAGCGGAAGCCGATGTTCGTGTTGGAGTTGGAGCGGGAGTTGTTGCCGTTGAGGTAGAACACGCCCGCGTTCGTGCCGTTGTTCCAGTTGCCCCCGCGATACACGCAGCGCCCCCTTTTATCGCGACACATTCCCCACGGGCGCTACTCGTTCGACTTTTTCCAGCCTCCCAGCATACGCCCGATTTCGTTCAGTTCCTTGCTCCACACCTCATGGAGTCCCGGAGAGATCAGGCGATCCTCCGGTGAAACTGCGGTATCTACGAGGGAGCGCAGCACGTCCAGCTTCGTGTCCATTTTGTTCTGGAGCTCCACCCGGCGTTGGCCTCTGGCCCGGTTCGCCTCAATGCAGAGCTCCAGCATGTCCATAAAAGCGGCGGTCATGTGCTTGCGGTACTCGAATTTTTCCGGCTTTCGCATGTTATTGGTGCGCTCGCCCACTCGGATCATGGAGCGGACGATCCGCTGCCGGAGCTGTAGGTTGTCCATGTTGTTTCTCCTTACTGTGGTAAAGGGGCGGCTTTGGCGGGCCGCCCCTTAGCCAGATTTTCAGATTGCCAGATTACCCGATTTCCGGGATAAAAGCGGAGCGGACGCCGAGGTTCGTGTCGGAGTTGGAGCGGGAGGTGTTGCCGGCGAGGTCGAACACGCCCGCGTCCGTGCCGTGGCTCCAGCTGCCCCCGCGATACACGCAGCGCTCGGCTACGCCGTTATTCCACCACATGTAGTCGCCCTCGTATACGTCAGTAGTGACGTCAGAGTCCGGGAGAAGGGCGAGAGCGCGCAGCATAACCTTGGCAGCGTCTCCGATCGAGCTGTCGGCAGCAACCTGATAAAAGGCGCAGCTTCGGCTTTCATCTTTGGCGTTGGTGATCGAAGTAGAGTACGTCCACTTGTTGTTCACATAGTCCAGTTTTACGGTTTTACCGGAAACATGGGCGGAGCTGTCGGTCGTCTTGCTCTCAGGATCCACGAGGGCGCCGTCTGCGGCGTTGATAGCCTTCCAGCATGTGCTCGTTGCGTTCTGAGGGTTGTCCGGATCGGCTGCGT